CAGCAACTACAGGCATTACAGCCTCCCACAATTCAAGAGGTCAGCTATGCTGACTTGGTTGAACGAGGATTTATTGAGGTAGTTGAGATACAGAATCAACGTATTAAACAATGTGTAATGATGGGGAATACTTATCTTTACTCAAGAGTTTTACCCACTAAACATTATCCTGTTGTTTTCTTTATGAATTTACATAATCGTACACCCTATCCTGTATCAGATGTACGAATGGTTAAGGATATGCAGGAATATATCAATAAGACACGCTCATTAATTATTGCTCATGCTACTACGAGCACGAATACCAAGATATTGGTTCCTACGGGCAGTGTTGATATGAGAGAATTTGAGCAGAAATGGGCTCAACCGGGAGTTGCTATTGAGGTCGATATGGACCAAGGTGCTCCTCAACCAGTTCAACCTACTCCACTGCCTAATGAATTATACGCTAATGAGAATAATGCTAAGCAAGATATTGACCATCAGTTAGGTTTATACGAGATGTCTATGGGGAATAGTTCTGTTGCTCCCCAAACTTATAAAGCTACAGTATCACTTGATGAATTTGGTCAAAGAAAGATGAAAAGTAAGCTTATGGATATTGAAGCTGGTCTACGAAGACTTGCTCAGGTTGTTATTCCTTTTATACAGGAATTATACCAAGCAGAGAAGCTTATTCGTATCATACAGCCTAATAATGCGATGTCAGAGTATATGATAAATAAGAGAATGTTTGACGACAAATCTGGTGAAATCAAAGTTTTAAATGATGTAACAATTGGAAAATATGATGTAATTGTTGTAACGGGTAGTACACTTCCGTCCAACAGGTATGCACAGCTTGAAATGTACATGGACGCTTTTAAGAATGGTATAATAGATAGGCAAGAGGTTCTCAAGAAAACAGAGGTATTCGATATAGAAGGCGTTATGCAAAGGACAGATACTATTGCCCAGTTACAACAACAGTTACAGCAGTCTCAAGAGCAAATAAAAGAATTAGAAGGCGACCTGCAAACAAGAGAACGTGAAGTATATCACGCTAAGCAGAAAGCTGAATTAGAAAAATTTAAGGGCGACTTAGATAAAACGTCGAATAAGGCAAGTGCCTCGGCTACAGTATTTGAGAAACGACTTGATGACGCTACCAGTCAGATAGCGAGCGAAGTCCGTAGGGCTTCTAAAGAAACAAAAGATACTTCTTCGACTGGGAAGAACTCAAACTAAAAGGAGAAAATATGGCTGAAACACAGGAAACTCAAGGAATTGACTCCGCAGTTGAAGATGCTATTTTCGGAACAGGAAATACAGTAGAAGATAAGGCTTTTGCACCTAAACAAGAGGCTCCCCAAGAGGGACAACCCAATGTAGCAGAGTCTGTCGAGGCGGTGGCAGAGAAACTAGGACCGATTGACAAGATTGATAATGACCAAGTTCGTTACAATTATTGGCAGTCGCAAGCTGACAAGTCTAATAATGAGTTAAAGGAGACCAAGGCTAGGAATGATGAGCTACAGCAACAGCTGATAGGAGCTCTTCAGCAAAACCAAGGTCAACAAGTAACACAGGAAGAGACGCAGGAAGCTCAACCAGAATTTCCACCACCCCCTGATAAACCTGTCAAACCAAGGGATTTCAATCGAGAGGAAGCATTTACAGACCCCACTTCAGAGAGTGCACGGTACATGGATAATGTGGATGATTGGCGAGACAATATGGATGACTATAATCGACTTTATGTCGAATATCAGTCTGCTGTCGTTCAGGCAGAGCATGAAGAAATGCAGAAAGCTGAGACAGACAGGAAGGCACAACGGCAACAAGTAGAAGATATGAGAAGGCAGATGGATGATGTAGGTAACTACTTATCTGAGAAGCATCAAGTAACTTCTGAGCAAGTTTCCGATTTTGTCACAAAGATGTCAGACCCAAACAATCTCACTATTGACAACCTTTGGAGGCTATACCAATTGGAATATGGACAACAAGCTAATCCTAATGCTCCAAACCCGGTACCCGGAAGACCGCAAGGTGGACCTAGCCCGGAATTCGAGCAGACAAAGAGAGCGCAAAGTGTTCCTAATCCAATGGGCGTTATGCCGTCTAGCAACGAGGCTACTTCTCGAAGTAGCGCAGACAGCATAATGGATGACATGATATCGGACCTCAATAAGAGGAATCCGTTTTAACACAAAATGACTAATGAGGTTAAATAATGGCTGATTATTCAAGTGACCCGAATGCACCGTATAGTGTAACTCCGGGTCAAGCACCGCAAGGTGTCAGCATTAATGACAACCGAAGACTTTTTGACTTCGGTGAGCGAGTTGCTGAACTCGCACCCCAGCAGTCCCCTTTCTTTGTGTACTTATCAAAAGTCGCTAAAGCATCTACTGATGACCCTGTATTCAAGTTTCTTGAGCAACGTCATCAGTGGCAAAGACGTAATGTAATTGTAGCGGCAGATATTTCTGCTACTCACATGAACAAAACAGTCGGGACAGCCTTAGGCGATGACTTAGAATTACAAGCTGAGTATGATAGGCACGGAAGAATTGGAAATTCAAACAAAGATGCCGCCTATTTTGTATTACCGGGGCAAGTTCTTGCTCTTAAACAAGATAATGGTGACATCGTTCATGTAAAACTGAAGAACTCTCCTGCAACAGCGTATGTACATACAGATGCTGTACAAGGAAGTTCTGATGGAAAAACTGTTATTGACAAAGCTGATGTAATTGTACAAGGAACCGCACAAGCGGCTTCTAGTAAGTTATCAATCGGCAACAAAGGTCAAGTAGTTGGCAGTGCATGGGCTGAGGGTTCAACAGACCCTGATGGTTTCCGGGACGAGCTTTATGACAGAGAGGGATATTGTCAGATTTTTAAAACTGCAATTCCTATGTTCTCTGGTACTGCTTTAGCAACACGCTATCGTGGTAAAGCCGATGAGTACAAACGAGTATGGCAAGAAAAACTAATGGAACACAAGATGGACCTCGAGCACGCTTTCCTTTTTGGAAAAGGCGTTGCTGATGAGGGTGCAACTGGTGCTCCACTACGTTATTCTTGGGGTATTCTTCCTTACACGGAAGCTTACGGCAAAATCTATAACATGGCTTATGCTTCTTCAGGGTATGACGCATTCATGGACGCAATGGAAGATTACTTTGCTCCTGAAAGTGGAAACTCTGGTTCCAAACTAGTACTTGCTTCTCGTAAGGTTATTTCTTACTTGAACAAGTTAGGTTCTGGTTCCTTCCTGAATAACAGCGTAGGTTCTTCTCAATACAGACTTGATGTAACATCGATACCGGGTAACTTCGGTCATCAGGTTACACGAGTTAACACTGTATTTGGTGATTTGCACTTTGTTGCAGACCCATTACTTCGTGGAATGTGGGAAGACTACTGTGTCTGTGTTGACATGAGCAATGTTAAGTACAGACCATTGGTTGGTAATGGCGTATCTCGTGATACACATATTATCACTAATGTTCAAGCTAATGATGTTGATGGACGGAAAGACATTATCATGACCGAAGCTGGTCTTGAGATTGACCTTCCAGAAACTCATGCTATCATTAAATGGTCTTAAGGAGGTAGAATATGGCACACGCATACACTAAGTCAGAGGGATACGTTAAGTGTTCTGAGTCTATTACTTTACCGGCTTGCGCTGATGGAGCAACCAACGATACTGCTGGTGGTTCTGTTGCAATCAAAGGTAAGGGTGTCGTTTATGCCAAAGCAGATGAAGATTCAACTGCTACTGTAGCTACAACAGCTGTAGTAGAGTACACTATGGATTCTGCGGCTATCTCTATTGGAGGCATTGGTGCCGACCCAAATGGAAGAACTTTAGGTTCTCAAACTTGGATTGGAGCTAAAGCAACTGAAGGTTCAGTATCTACAGGAGCAATGGCTGACAATGCTTTAGAGGCTTACTTAGTACCAAAAAATGCAGAGTATGTTCGCATAGTCTACACTCAAGCACCTGATGGAGCGGCTGGAGCCACACCAACATATGCAACTGAGATTTGGTATGATGGAGCTGTCCCCGGAGCTGGGATGACCATTGGAGGATTAGGGGCTGACCCTAGTTAACAATATGTCAGTGGGGAGCTTCGGCTCCCCCTGACTTAACTTAAAAGGATAAATTATGCCTGCAATAGAAAAAACATTTTATGGTACTTCGGCTGTCAATATAAAGTCTTTGGCTTTGACTGATGCTGGAGCCGTTACTTCGGTACCGGGACTACTTTGGGGGTTTAGTTCAGACCCTAGTAATGAAAGTATCATTAAAGATGGTGGTAGTAGTGGTAAAGTAATTGCGTATGCTGGAAAGAACGAAACATCAATGTTCGCTAAGCCAATAGAGGTTGGAACCAGTCTTTACGTCGCTAAAACTGCTGGTGGTAATATCGTGGTCTATTATGAGTAAGCCAAAACAACAGTTGGTTACTTCTAATAAACCCGGTCAGACGCTACAGGGTGTTGAGATAGACACTCGAAAAAAAAGAAATCTAAAGACTAAGAAGAAGTAATTATGGCTTCTTCTTTCACTAGTCAGATAGGCTTTCTTGCTGGTGACACAACTGGTAAGACAAACGAGATAGCTCAATATCTTAAAGAGGGTGTTGAGGATGTTATAGCCAAGGTTAAAACATTGAAACCTAATGAAATGCCACTCTTTTCAAAAGAGGTGGGTATTCCTAATGGCGGTTATGAACTCGCAGATAATGGTATTATACTTGATGTGCAGTTAAATGGTATGATATGTAGGAATATACAGACAAAACATAGGTTTGATGTCTTTGACCCTGATAGTATGTACTATGCACATACGTTATCTCCTGTATTTTGGGTGATAAATGGTAAAGTATATGTAGCACCTTATGGAGAACAAGCTTCTTCAGCCCCATCAGATGCAGAGGTAGATAGTTGCCTCATTTCTAAGAAGGGTGTTGGTTCAAAAGAAAAATCACAGAAAACCGAGCAGAAGACAGGTGTTTCAGAAAAATCTAAAAGTAAGGGAGCTGAAAAGACAGTCAGTTCATAATTATGGCGGCAAAAGAACACTACTACAGATTTACCTACATTA